GTGGCTCTCCCACGCGCTCCGTTTAGCGCAACAGTTCCATTTGGCCCAGGCAATCCAATTATTCCTGGCGCAATTAACCCAATCAATCCTGCAACAGGCCGACCTGAACCGCGCCGTTATGAGTACCAGGTTGCTCAGAACATCAACATTGTTCCAACGCGCTTAGTTCCATTTTCAACATTGCGAGATGCGGCAGACAGCATAGATATTTTGCGCCGTTGTATTGAAGTAACTAAATCAAAAATGAACGGTTTACAGTTTGACATTGTGCTTGGTTCAGATGCATCAGAAAAGATTGCGGCTGAGTCAGGTGGCGATCATGTGCGCGCTATGGCTAAGGCCCGTGAAAAGCACACAGATGAGATTAACCGCATGCGTGAGTTTTGGGAAAACCCTGACAAAGCAAACGGATACACATGGCAAGACTGGATTAACATTGCAATTGAGGACATTCTTGTAATTGATGCGCTTGCTGTTTACCCACAACCAACAGTAGGTGGAGATCTTTATGGTTTTCAAATTCTTGATGGTTCAACAATTAAACCTTTAATTGATGATCGCGGTATGCGCCCTATGCCACCTAACGCGGCTTTCCAACAAATTCTTTATGGTTTCCCACGCTCAGAATTTGCCGCAACTGAAGAAGATCCAAAAGCAGATGGTGAATTTACTTCTGATCAATTGGCTTACATGGTGCGCAATCGCCGCTCAACAACAGTTTATGGATTTAGCCCAGTAGAGCGAGCGCTACCACTTGCAGACATTTATCTACGCCGTCAGCAATGGATTAGAGCAGAGTACACAGATGGCGTAATGCCTGAACTGATGTTTACAACTGATGAGGATTGGGGAACTAATCCTGATCTCTTGCTTGCCTATGAGCGTATTCTTAATGATGATCTTGCAGGACAAACAGAGCAACGCAAGCGCGCTCGTCTATTACCAAAGGGTTTAACTCCTATTGTTAATGAAGGTTATGGCGAAAAGTTTAAAGACACACTTGATGATTATTTAGTTACTTCTATCTGCGGACACTTTGGCGTACAACCTGCCGAAATTGGTTTCTCTCCTAAGAATGGATTAGGTGGGGCTGGTTATGCAGAAGGTCAGGCAGAAAATGGAGAGGCGCTAGGTATTGGGCCTCTTGCTAACTGGATTTCTAAGCAACTTACAAACCTTTCTTACACATACTTAGGTATGCCGCGTGAACTCGAATTCAAACTTCTTACATCAGAGCGCAGAGACACAGAAGAAAACGCTCGCAAGAATGAGATTGAAGTGCGCTCAGGTGGTAAATCAATCAATGAGCGCAGATCTGAATTAGGTTTGCCATTGCTAGATACACCACAGGCTGACATGCCAATTCTTGCAACTGGAGGGGCTGTTTATTTATTCTCACCTGATGGATTGATTGATGCGGCTACTGCTTCAATGGCTCCAACATTAAGTGGGCCTGACGCAACACCTGATGTACCTACAACTCCTGATCCTCTTGAGCAAAAGCCATCTACTGAAGTAACACCTGAAGATGAGGAAGTAAATGAAGTAAAAGCATTTATGAAATGGGCGGCTAAGGGTAAGCGCGCAAGATTATTTGAGTTTAAAGCACTTGATCCCATTGTGGGAGATGCGCTCAACCGTTGTGCTTTTGATGGAGATATAGATACCGCTAGGGCGCTTGCTAAGGCTTATCTAACATGATTGAGGGCGCTCTCAAGGCAGATGGGCGCATAGCGGCAAAGAACGCGGTAAAGATTAGAGCGGCACTGCGAGAGTTAGCCGACTACAAAAAACTGTATTTGCAATACCAGGAAACTATGCCCGAAAGTTCAGGCAACCTTGCAAGAGATAGAACCCGCGCTCGCGCATGGGCAATTATGAATGTGACACAATTTCGTACAGAGGCATTGGCTTCATCTTTATGGCGCATGTGGGCAGAGGCTTATGTTCTAGGAACCGTTGCCGCTAGTGAATGGTTGCGCATAACCCGTGAACTAAATAAGGCTGATGATGATGTAAGCGTTGATTGGGATAACTGGCAACCAGGCGATAGAGCCGCAACACTTATGTTGCAAAGGCCAAAAGCATTTCAAGAAATTTTAGATTCTACAAATGTAACAATTAGAGGCTTAACGCAAACAACTATTACAGATATAGGCAATTCATTAGCAGAAGCAATTGATTTAGGTTTAGACGCATCTAGTGCGGCGCTTTTAATTAGCCGTAATGTGGCAAGTCCTGCAAGAGCGCTCACTATTGCTATTACGGAACAAAACCGTGTCATTTCTGCCGCAACAATGGCGCGATACAAAGAGGCTGGATTAGAAAAACAAGAATGGGCCGTTTCAGATCCTTGTGATATTTGCGCTAAAAATGATGGAGCCGTAGTTCCTATTGGCACATCATTTCCATCAGGAGATACTCAACCCCCTGCTCACCCGCATTGCCGTTGCGTATTGCTACCTGTAATTCCTGGCATGGAAGAAGAACCTGAAATACCAGGTGCAACAATTGTTACACCGCCACCAGTTACCCCACCTGCTTTCATCACTCCTAAAGAAGAAATTGAACAAATAGTTGCAGATTTACAAGAACCTAAACCTTTAAATGCTGTTCTTATGGCTTATGAGAAATTAGATAATCAACCATTTGTACCTGGCAAATGGGAAATTTTGCCGCGTGATGTTGTAAAAGAAGCGGCTGTTCAAAACCTTATGCGCGCTTATTCAGATCTTATGGGTAATCCAATTACTAGATTAAGGGCTGAGGCAATGCTTGGCCCAATAGCAATTAAGCGAGCAGATAAATCATTATTAGAAAAAGGTATTATTTACAAAAACGGCCCCATTGAAGTTCAATTTGCAAGCGCTGGATTACAAACAACAAAGGCTCAGCAATTATTAGTCTTAAAAGAAGTAGAAAAATTACAAGAAACTAACCCTAAAACACGCGCTGTTATCCATGTTGATAAAAATTCTAAAGATAAATACGGTTGGGCTTATGGAGGCAAACAAGATCTATGGGTAACGCCTGCAATTATTAAAAATCCAACCGTAGGGGCGGCTGAAAAAGGAAACTTTAAGATGCCTGTAACGCAAGCAACTACTCAACTTGAGTACACCCTTACGCATGAATGGGGTCATTTAATTGATGACATTATAGATGGTGAACAAACTCTTAGACGATCACAGGCTATTACTAGATTAAAAGCGGAATACCCAAATGCGTTTAAAAGTGGTTATTCAGGCAAAAACAGTAAAGAATTTTATGCAGAAATGTTTACTGAATATGTCAGAACGGGAGGTCAAACACCTAACCTATTGGTTCAGGCTATGGCTAAAGAATTTGGTTGGAAAGTTCCTGAAGTAGCAGGCCCAAAGATCGGTTATGTAGCGGCTAAAAAACCCGCTGAATACTTTACGCCACAAAAAGCAACAGAATTACAAGAAGGCGTACCGTGGCGGCCTGATGGTGAAAACTTGTATCTTAAAAAGGTACTTGATGAACAAGGATTTAACGGCAAACCTAAAGTTGTTTCAGCCGCGGAATACAAAAAAGCCGTAGATTCAGGAGCATTGCCTTTGCATAGAGGTGTTGCAGGAGATACCCCTGAGCAGGTAGATCAATTTGTGGCTCAATTGCTTACAGGAGATACTCCTTACATTGGGCGTGGAATGTTTGGTGATGGCACTTACTTTGCAGATACAACTCAGGTTGCGCTCAAATTTGCTAAAGAGGACAGAGTTGGAAACCCAATTAACTTTGGTAAGACTATTGAAGCGGCTTTAGATCCAAACGCAAGAATTGGATATATGGACGATATAAAGCAAGAATTTATGAGTACAACAAAAATGAGTCAGGCTCAAAAAGATTTTTACTACTCATACCCACAAGATTTTTATGAAGATGCGAGTATGTGGGCGGCTTCAAATGGTTATGATGTTATTAGAATTAAAAACCCAGTAGTTAATTGGGAAACAATGGAGGCTATACCTGACACATACACAATTGTTCTAAACAGAACAGCCTTAATTATTAAGGAGATGCCATGACAGAAGTAGAAGTAAGCCGCAAGGCAGGCGTAATTGTTGCCTATCTTAATCAAGGGGCTATTGAACGGCTGTTTACTGCGCTTGAAAAAAGCACCTCTTATGAAACATTACAAGAGCCATACAAAACATGGCTTACTAATAAGTCAGCAATACCAACAAAAGATTTGCGGGAAAACGCAAAAAAGGCTAGAAAGGCAAAGGTGTAACTAATGAAAAATGAAAGTTGTGATCCACCTAGAG